CCATATTAACCTTCATTTTCTCCGAGTTCATAGCCATAGTTGCCATAGCCTTAGAACCACCAATAAAAGTCATTGTTTGTATCTTTTTAAAATTATCATTAAGACTTTTTAATACTTTAGTGGTATTAACACCCATTCTTTCACTAGTATCAACAATACCTTGAACATAATCAACGGTTTTTCTTGCGTCAAATCCCATCATTTCAAATTGTGCTCCAAGTTTTGTTGCCGCTTCAATTCCTAATCCTGTACCTTTACCAATAGAGGTAATATCATCAACCATTGATGCAGATAATACACGTGCCTTACCCGTTTCTTCTGCATAACCTTCCATGACTTTTTGTACATCTTCAAGACTACCACCCATTCTAGCAACATGTGCAGCAGATTGTTCAAAAGAACTTCTCATTAAGTCTGCTTTTGAACCCGATAGACCCAAATTTAAAATAGTGTTTTTAATGATTTTATCGTTATCCATTAAATAACGGGTCATCATTCTTATTTGTTGTCCAACTGCTTGAAAACCTGCTTTAAGATTTGCTACTTTCTTTTCTTGTATTACTAATTGTTTATTTTGTTCTCTTAATTGTTTAGTAGCCTCTTTTTGGTCATTAATTAATCCTTCTAATGCTTTTTTTTGTTTATCGGTTAAAGTTCCATATTTTGCTGATAATTCATTAATAACACGTTGTCTTTCAGCAATTTTATCATTAAGAATTCTTTGTTCTTCCTTAGTATCATTAATGGCTTTAGCCGTAGCAAGTTCTTTATCAAGTTCAAGTTGAAGTTTTCCTTGTTGGTCAATAAGAAATTGATAACGTTTTTGGTCTTGTGTATGTCCTGCCATAACTAATTATTATTAATATATCTATAAATACAAAAGACCGAGATTTTTTCTACCTCGGTCTAAAATTGTTTTGTCGATTAGCCTTTTCGTGCATTTTTTCTATTTCGTCGTTTTCTTTTTCTAATAAAAACAGAAAATGTCGTCTACGATATATTGGTATGTTTTCTATATAATCTGCTTGAAACTTAGCGTGTTTAGTCAATATATATATCTCTTCATCGACCATTTTTTTATATTCACCCGCTAAGTTCCTGGGAAAAAAAAATCTATGCCCACAGTTAATTCTGCTGTAAAACTATAGCCGTCCTTAGTCATAAATTCATAACTCATATCAACATCAGGACTGACTTCAATAATTTTTCTACGTATTGTAAGAGCATCAAGTGCTGGCATTACATCAACGAATTTATTAATATAACCCCTATCGGTTTTTTCATTTATTGCAACAACATATGCTTGTAGTTTCATTGTTGTAAATTGACTAAATTCTTCACCAGTTGCTTCTTGGAGTGCTTGTGCTTTTTTAAATATGTGATTTTCTTCTCCAGAATTAAGAAGTCTAATTGTTGCAGTTTTCTTACGCATGGGTAATTCAACGGTAAAATGACCGTATTGGTCTGGCGTTTCTTTAGGTTCTTTATATCTTAATTTTTGTAAATTAACACTTGATTTAAATGGTATTCCCGACCTTGGGTCAGTTACCATAACAGAATATTCTGGACCATAACTCGAAATACGTAAAAATAATAGTATTGCATTTCTGTCTCCAGAAAGAAGTTCTTCCGCAGTAATTCCCGGAGTTTTAACTTTTCTCTTTAATAAAACATCAAGTACTGTACCATTTTCAATTAAAGAAGGAGTAGTAAGTAAGTCCTCATCTTTACTAGTCATGTATTCAACACTAACCTCAGAAATTCCGTGTTGATAAAATACACCCTTTGAAGGTAATTTAATTACTTCATAGGAAGTCATTAAGTCTGGGTCGGTTTCTTTTGACATTATTTTTTCATAATCCATAGGATTATATTGAGGTGGTTTTGGAATTGAAGCGGTAACTGCCTTTGGAATATTATCAACACTACTTGGGGCATTTCCTGTTGATTGTCCTTGTGTTGCTTCTTTATATTTCTTAAGAACCTCAGAAATACTTTCTTTTTGTGGGATTTTTTCGTTTTCCATATTATAATTTTTTATATTTATTTATTGTTTTAATAAATACGTGTAAAAAAATTTTGTATTTAATTCAAGATTTTCAGAAAAAATGCGTATTAGTAGATATTGAAGTAAAACTTTATATAATTAATATAAGACATAATGACGAGAGACAGATATAGGGAAGAAAAAGATTTTAAAGAACTTACTGAAGTTAATAGTAGTGTTCAGATATCTAAAGTAAAGGATGAGGTGAGTAAATTAGTTTCAAATGACATTAAAATTATTGCAAAAAATGAAAGTCAGAAAAAATTAATTAATTCTATAAAGAATAACGAAATTACTATTTGTGCTGGTCCAGCAGGCACAGGAAAAACCTATGTGGCAATGGCAATAGCACTTAGTTTACTTCGAAAAACAACAAATAGATTTAAAAAGATTTATTTGGTTAAGTCTGTAACCACTCTTAAAGGAGAAGAACTTGGCTTTCTTAAAGGAGATTTAAAAGAGAAGATTGACCCGTTTATGTGGAGTTTCTACGTTAATATGGAAAAACTCATACTCGAATCGTCGTTAAAAACATTGATTGAAAAAGAAATTATCAGACCGTTTCCATTGGCATATATGAAAGGTGCAAGTCTTGATGACTGTATTATTGTTGCGGATGAAATGCAAAACGTTAACATTGACAACTCTTTAACACTTATGACACGTATTGGTAGTAACTCCAAACTTATTCTGCTTGGAGATATAAACCAAATTGACATGAAGAATAAGCAAGATAGTTCGTTAGAGCCTATTCTAGATATGTTTACTGATACCCAAAACATCGGAACTATTATGATGTCAAGTGAGGATGAAAACGTCAGAAACCCTCTTATTACTGTTATAGAAGCAAAATTTAAAGCATATTACAAAAACAACCAAAAAATAAATGTAAAAACGGCAAAAGAATTATTATTAGAAAGAAATGGAACATAAAATTTTAGTGGTATATGTTGGTGTTGCGGGTATTAGGTCAGAAGATATCGAATTCTTTACACACAAACTTGCATCAAAAATAGTACCAACAACATTTGAGGGAGAAATAATCTTGATTCCCACTCAACAACAAGATACGAGAATAGAGTGTATTAATCCAAAATATATATTAGAAGAAAATTTGGTTAAGGAGCACACAGAAATGATGAAAAAATTACAAGAAGCACTTCAAGAACAATTGAAGATAATAAAAGAAGAAAAACATGAATAGTATTATTGACGCAATGACCCGAAAAAACGAAAATTTGGGTAAAAAACTAACAATCGGAATTGACATTAACGAAGTCCTTAGAGCAAGATGGCTTCAGTTTGATAGGTTTTATGCACAAGAATTTGGAGAAGAAGGAATTCCCAAAGATTCTTATGTATATGATTTTTTTGGTAAATATAAATGGGAAGACTGTCTTGAAGTTTCTAAAGAATTAAAAGAACCTGGAGATATGCCTGAAGATATTAATCCTCTTGAATATCAATACGACGAGAAACTCGGTGAAGCACCAGCAGATGCATTCTTATTTAAAACACCAACAACAACACATTTAACCGCAAAAGAGGTATATAATCGTTTTATGTATGAAGACTTTGTGTTTGAAATTCATGGAAGCGTACCAATGATGTATCCTAATATGGATTTGGATGTAAACAACTTCTATCAGAAATATAAAGATTTTGCTGATTTTGTAATTATTTCAAAAGAAAATCAATTCAGTATACCTTCGACGTTGTTCTTTTTAAGTAAGATTCGCAGTAGGTTTAATAACTTTAAGTTTGTTGAAACCAATGAAGATGTTTGGAATAGCGTAGATGTTTTAATAACAACAGACCCAGAATTATTAGCCGCTCCCGTCGATAAACAGGTCATTAAACTAAAACGACCATATAACGAAGAGTGTTATAATTGTGTAATAACCCCCGTACTTCAAATCAATGATTTAAACGGTAATGAAGAATTCGAAAAAATAATTAATTATATAAAACCAGTAACAGAATGAGCACAGTAGAATTAACTGCAGAAGCACAGAAAGCCGAGCAAGAAAAAATAGAAAAAATTAAATCTTCTTTAGATAGATTAATAAATAAGAAATCAAAATTCTTATTTTGTGTACCAGAATCTCAGAGTCCGAGTGCAAGTGTATATGAAATTTATTTTCATGCAACAGTTGTTAAAAGCATGGGATATGACGTTTATATCTTAGTAGAAAAGGGTGACTATGTAGTACCGACTTGGATTGAAAAAGAACTCACCCAGTTCAAACATATTCCAATGTCAGACCCAAAATTAACCGTTGGTCCAGAGGATATTATGATTATACCCGAAGTATATTCAAACGTAATGGAACAAACCAAAAATTTACCTTGTCAGAGAATTGGCTTACTTCAATCAGTTGACTATATGATTAACTCTTTAATTCCGGGAACAGATTGGAAATCGTTTAACATTAATGATGTTATAACCACATCTGAAACCCTTAAAGAATGGCTAGAAACCTTTTATGGTATTGGTAAATTTAATATTAAATCATATAATGTCGGTATTCCAGATTATTTTGAAAGGTCTGATGTTCCACAAAAGCCAGTTGTTTCTGTCGTTGGAAGAAATGCTAATGAAATTAGTAAACTTGTAAAATTATTCTTCAGTAAATATCCTCAGTATTCGTGGGTTACTTTTGACCCTATGCTTACAAAATCAAAACCGCCACAACAAATGCGTAGGGTTGACTTTGCAAAAAGACTCCAAGGTAATTTTGCTGCGGTCTGGATTGATAGAATAGCAAGTTTGGGTACGTTCCCTCTCGAATGTATGAAGTCTGGTGTAATTCCAATCTGTTTAAAACCCGACATTACTCCCGAATATATTCTTGAAAGAACATCGGGTGATACTGGTTCAGTAGTTAAAATAGCCGAAGGTGCTGGCGTTTGGACAGATAATTTCTATGACTTGCCTGTTTTAATCGGTGAAGTACTTGTTAAATTTCTCGACGATGCAATTTCTCCGGACTTATATGCTTCAATGGAAAAACTCTCAGAAAAGTATAATCAAGAAAACTCTCAAAAACAACTCACGGAGATTTACCAGGGATTTGTTGATGCAAGACTTGCTTTGTTTATTCAAGCACTCCCGCAACAATTAGAATCACCACAAATAACTCCAAATCAAGAATAAATAATAAATTAAATATTAATAATATGAATACAACAGTAATAATTCCCGTACACGAATATAATGAAAAGGTTCAGAGTCTTTTAGAGAAAGCAATTGAATCAGTAGTTAAGCAAGAAAAACTTGTAGAACTTCCACAGATTGTTGTGGTATATGCGTCTGCAATCGAAGAAGGCATAATCGCCTTTCAACAGAGTCTTTTTGGAAAGTATCAGACTAATTTTGACATTCTTTTCATTAAGAATGAAGGTAAAACCGACTATCAGTCTCAAGTAAATATGGCTGCAGAATTAATAACTACCGCATATTTCTCGGTACTTGAGTTCGACGACGAATACAGCACGACATACTTCAGCAATGTCAATAAGTATATCAAGGCTTACCCCAATGTCGATGTCTTCTTAACTATGATGATTGAGGTTAATGAACTTAATCAAGGTATTAAATTAACCAACGAAACCGTATGGGCACAACAGTTTGTAGGTGAGAATGGTGAAATGGGTTATCTAAATGCTAACGCACTTAAGCAATATACCGACTTTAAACTCAGTGGTGCTGTAATTAAAAAATCAGAGTTTGTAAATCTTGGCAAATATAAATCAAACATGAAGTTAACCTTTATGTATGAGTTCTTGCTCAGAGCATTAAACAGCGCATGTAAAATCTACAGCATACCAAAAATAGGATATAAACATCTCGCAACCCGTGAAGGTAGTATGTTCGGCGAGTTTCAGAAGACCATGTCGATGGACGAAAGAAAATTTTGGTTTGAAACAGCAAATAAAGAAGCAAACTTTCCAACTGATAGAGCAATTGATATGTCAAGACTAACTAAAATTGTAGTTGACGAAAAATAACAGTATTTTGACTCTATTATGAATGAAAGACGTAGAAGTTATTCCTTATTTTGCGGAGAAGGAAGAAAAAGCAGTATTCGACTATATTAATTCAAATTCGGGAGAAGAAAAGAACAGAATCTATAATAAAATTCTGCTCGAACCCTTCCGAAAAATGAACGAATCCATATTAAGAAAGTATCCAATTTACATTGGAAACTATACAATGGAGCAAGTTGAAGAAGAAGCACTAACACATCTAATCGAACATATGATTAAGTACAGACCATTTATTATTGAACTTAATAAATGTGATACCGATAAATGGTCTAAATTAGGTGATGATTATAGATTTTGGTATGCTGATGAAGCACGGGAAAAACTAAAATCTATTCTTGAAAAGGATAAAATAAATAATTACCGAATATTTAACTCAAAAGCATATAGTTATTGTCAGACAATAATTCGAAATTTTTATAAGGATTGGGGAAAGAAAAGTTATACAGAGAAAAAAATCAATCTTTCTTATGATGATTTTGTTGATGAGATTAATGAAAACATCGAGTATTCGTATGAAATGGAGATGGAGACTCAACATCAATTAGATAAACTCATTAAAACAGTAATCGAAAAAATCGAGGTTAAAATTAATACCGATGCCACAATAAAGAAAAACGAAGCAATTGTTGGCGATGCTATTGTCAACGTGTTGAAAAATTGGCATGTATTATTTATGGAAGATACTCCAGATGGTAAATATAATAAAAGAATTACAAACAAATTTGCCAAAAACAAAATATTATTCTTCTTAAAAGAGCAGACGGCTTTATCTACAAAAGAGATTAGAATTGGAATTAAACCATTTAAAGATATCTATTTTATGGAAAAGATTGACTATCTCGATGACTAAATCAATATAAAAGTATTTATTAGTACTAAAACTTATTAACTATGTGCCCTAGACCAACGAGAAAACGATTAAAATTTGACGAAGACAGCGTGAATGGTCTTCTTCAAGAAATTTATGATGATAGTCATAACCAAAAGGCAAAGATTGCCAGACTGTTCAGTAAATGGGAAGTAAAAATAAAAGAAAATAGTGAGGTTGCCGCACTTGGCGACCAGATTGTAAAACTTATTATGGCTGAAGCCAAAAACGTTGACCAAAAAATCATGATTTTAAAATATCTTAAGGAAGTTGTTTTTGACTCTAGAGCAAAAGAGGGTGAAAGGGACAAACCTGATGATAATAACCTTAGTAATGAAAAGAAAAACGAATTATTAAAAATAGTTCGTGATGAACTAGATAAGAAGAACGCATTAAAAAGGTAAGAAATGTCAGAGTCAATTATCAATAAAAAGGAAGGTGTCTTTAGTAAAATCGGTGCTTGGGTTTCTATGCAA